ATTGCGGCAGAATATATTAATTCTTTAGAATATGAAGAAGATTTAAAAGAAAGGTTAAAGGCATCAGTGCAGGATTTATACAAAAGAACATTATCACCTAACTATGAAGATTAAAAAAGTAGAATTTAAAAACTTTGCAAGCTACGGCAACCGTACACAAGTAATAGAATTTGACAAAGACAAAAGTGATCTTTATTTAGTACTAGGTGGAAATGGTGCAGGCAAAAGTACATTAGCAAAAGTTATAACTTACTTATGTTATGGTAAAGTAGAAGGTTCAACATTAAAAGATTTACCAAATAGAGTAAACGGTGCTCTTTGGGGTAAGATCCATTTAGAATCTAAAAACAATACCGTTGAAATAGAAAGAGGAATTAATCCTGGTATTTTTAATGTTAAAATAAATGGATCCGAATATGATGTTGCAGGTAAAGTAAACTTACAAGATTTTTTAGAAACTGAAATTTATGAAATACCTTATCACGTATTTAAGAACGTAATTATTTTATCTGTAAATGATTTTAAGTCTTTTATTACAATGTCTCCTTATGATAAGAAAAGAATCATTGATAAGATATTTGGATTTTCTATTATTAATGAAATGGCTGAAGCCGTCAAAGAAAAGAGAAGATCTATTATTGAGGAGATCCGAACATATGACGATGAAATAAGAACTCTTAATGAATCAATAGAATCTGTAATTGATAAAATAAAGCATTTTGAAAAAGTTAGTAAAAATAAAGATGCTGAAAAGATTAAAGTTCTTAAGGAAAAGCTATTGCAGTTAAATGAAAATAGAAAAAAGTTAAAAGAACTTACATCTGCAACAAAAATTAACTTAGAAAAATTAGACGAAAATTCAAGAAAGCAAAACAATAAAAAATCAACATTAAACTCTAAGATTAATACTGTTAAGAAAGAACTTAAGCTATATGAAAATAATGAATGCCCTACATGTACAGCTCCTCTTAATTCTGATTTTCATTTAGATATTAAAAAAGAAAAACAAGATTCTTTAGATTTATTATTTACTGAATGGAATCAAATAAAGGACGATGCAGAAAAAGCAGAGACTGAATTAACTGATCTTAGACAAAAAGGTAGAAAGATACATGTTAAGGTTGGTCAGTTAGAAACTCAGATGGAAGCCATTAAAGATAAGTTAATTGAAATGGCTGATAAAGATGAATCAGAATCTGGATCTCATCTTAAGCAATTGGTAAAAGATTTTAAAACTAGAAAGGATGATAAATCTACCGGTAAACTAAAGAGTGAAGGTCAGGATTATTACTTAACCATCTTAGAAAACATTATGGGTGAAAATGGAATTAAGAACTTAGCAGTAAGATCTATACTTCCATCCTTTAATAACCACATTCAATTAATGGGGAGAGAGATGGGAATACCGTTTGGTATTAGATTTAATGAAAAGTTTTATTGTTCTCTCCATCATTTAGGAACAGAGATTAGTCCTAAGACACTAAGTACAGGTGAAAAGAAAAAGGTTGATTTTGTAATTATCATGGCTTTAATAAAAATGATTAAGGTTAGATTCCCATCACTAAACATTTTATTTTTAGATGAAATCTTCTCCTCTATTGACTCTGATGGTGTACACCATATAATTAACATACTTCATAATACAATACAAGATATAGGCCTCAATACCTTTGTTATCAATCATACGGTTTTACCAAGTGAATATTTTGATAAAAAGATTGAAATAACTAAAGATGGTGGCTTTAGTGAATTTAACATTGAATCTATTGGATAAATAGAATATAAACAAAGTCTAATAGATGTCAGCATATAACCAAGAATTTAATAAAGATAATACTATACTTCGGTATCTAACCGTAGGTATGTTAGCCGAGCTTAGCAAAAAGGTATATTATTATAATCAAATAGATGAAGATACTTTAAAGAAAATTGAAGTACCTTTCTTTTATTCTATATCTGGTAACGAAAGATTTCTTTTAGATAATTTTATGTTTGACGCAGAAAAGGATGGTAAGGCTATTGGTGATTATGAAGTAGTACCTCGTGGTATTATACAGATGAATTCAATGTCGATTAACGCAGATGAACAAACTAATAAATTTACAAGAGCCGAGTTTGTAAGAGAATGGGATGGTCTGTTAAAGACGTTTTCTTTAATGACTAATTTTTTACCAATTACTATAGGATTCGGTGTAACTATAATATGTTCTAATAATTTAGAAATGTTAAAGGTTACTGATTCTATTATGAGTAAATTATATAAAGGTACTTTATTTAATGTAGACTTAGGTATGTTTAGAGTTAATGCTGCAATGTCAGTACCAGAAGACTTTTCACAGGATAGGTTATTTGAATGGGGATTAAATGACAAGAAAGAATTTCAAGTTACTTTTGATATGGAACTAAAATCATTTATGCCGGTATTTGAAAGTGGTATATTATTACCTGAAATTGATTTTATTACTAAAGAGGCTATAAAATCAAATCCTAACGCATCAGGTGTTGGTCAATTAAGATCTGATAGTAATGGTAATTTAGGAATCTATTTCGGTGGTGTATTTCAGGAGTTTAAATTTACTGATGATAATATAAAAGTTGCACCAGATACAGCGGTTATGAGCAATGAATCTTATAATAATACATCAAGTAAAGAAGTAGGCGGACCTTATGATGAAAGAACCATTGATACGTCACCACCGTCAGAAGAATCCCAATCCAGTAAGTCTTACAGAAATGCTAACAATGATGAAGGATAATTAACTCTAAGTTCTTAGAATATATAAAACAAATCAAATTCTATAATATGGAAAAAGTTATTAAAGAAGGACAAACACAAGTTTACTCAGGTGGTTCAATAGACCGTCAATATGGTGTTAATACTGATGCTCCTTACCTTAATATGCCACCTCAGCAATTAATTGATATTGTTGGTGTTTTATTTGCACAAAGCGGTAAAACTAAACTAGATGGTAAAAACGGTAAAGTAGTTGAAAGTGGACCAATGACGGATTCACAAGTACTTGCAATTCTCGTAGGTATGGGAACTCCTCAACAATTAGCAATGAGTGCTATCAACGCCTTCAAAGGAAATCAAACAGAAATTACAGAAAATAATAATAAACAAAAAAATCATAACGAAATGAAATTTACAATTGCTGAACTGCATGAAAATGTTATGAAGAGTATTGAAGCTTTAAAGGTAATGAATTCGGATAATTCCAGAGTTTCTTATTCTGCTAAAAACGCTCTTGACATTTTACAAGAATCTTTAAAGGCATTCCCTATGAGATTCAACAACGAAGAAACTGAAGTTATCAGTGAAGAAATAGAAAACAGTGTTAACCCTATGTTAAAGTTTAACATTGCTAAGAACCTTCATAAAAGCTTGGCATCTTCAGATTGGTTAAATCCAATAAGAGAATTAAGATCTTATATTACAGGAGCTTATGCCGATACTAAATGGTCATTCAGAGTAACTGAAGCGATCGCTCGTACACAAACACAAAAAGGTAAGATGTTTGAAGGATTAGTAAATGACCTAGAAGGTTTATTAAATGAATCTTCTGATACTATTAAATCTAAGTTTTCTGCTGTAGCTGCAAAGAATCCATGGTCAATGGATTGTAAAGCTATTTTAAATGAAATGAAAGCTGAAGATAATAAAGCTTCTGAAAATGGAGGTGGAAACATTTCTACAATCCTTTCACCAGTTTTAGAATCAGAAAATGGATTAACATTCCACTTACATGGAAAGAATTATAATTTTGATGGAAAAACAATTACTGAAGCTGAAGTTAAAGATGCTAGATTCTTCGATGTATTAGAAGGATTAGGAATGTTTAAGAATATGAATAATACTTTAGTTACTTTCGGTGAAGGTAATGATAGAACATTAGAATACAATTTAACTGAAGGTACTATTAAATTAGGAAAGACTGATTTATCAAATGCTAGTATAATTGAATTAAAAGAATCTTTAATGGCTCTTAACTTTTTCGGTTATAGAAATCAATGGAAAATTGATAAAGTATGTAAATTCTTTGAATCTGTTGATCTTCTTGCTGAAATGGATAACTTTACAAATATTACTTCAACTGAGTTTGATAATTTATTTTTAACCATGATAGGTGTAAATGAAGGTATTTATGTAAATAAAGTTAATTCAGCAATGCACATAAATGAAATGGTATTTGTATCGTCTGCAACTGAAACAGTTAAATTAGTTAAGGAATTTATTAACTATGATGCTTCTCCAATTTTATCAGAAAAACTAATTGCTGAAAATAATGAAGTTGCTAAAGTTGAAAAATCAAGATCTGATATCTCAGATAAAATTTCATTTTTAGAAGAAAAGAAAGCAAAGGTAAAAGAAGCTATTGATAAGCTTGGTGAAACTGAAGAACTTACTGAAGCTATGAATCTGTTAGAAGAAGAAATTTCTAAGTTTGAAAAATCTTTACAAGAAACATATGACAAAGTTGTATTAGGTGGTAATAAAGGCGATAAGTCTAAAACACACGACGGTGAAGATTTTGAAGAAGAAGATGAAAAGAAAGAAGAAGCAGTAACAGAAAAAAAAAGTCGTAACGATTATTTAAACGACGGATATGTTGAAGCTGAAGTTGCTAAAAGTGGTAACGGTCTTAAAAGAGGTATGGAAGTTATGGTAAGTGCTGAAGACTATACGTCATTAGGTGATGATGATCAATTAGAAGTTATGGATCCAAAAACAGGGAAATCTACAATTTGCCCAAAGAGCCAATTGAATGTTAAAATTTAATAACCCTTTATAATATAGAGAAGCCGGTAGTAATAATAAACTATCGGCTTTTTTTGTATATAATAATAAATAAACATTTATGAAATGGCAAGAAAAAGAAATTATTTAAACAATAGAGACCTTTTAGAAGAAATAGTTAAATCTAAAGAATTAGATGAGCTTACACCAAAGGCATTAGAATTTCTAATGCTATTAGCAGACAAATGTTCTAGAAAATTATCATATGCAAACCCTGACGATAGACAAGACTGTATAGCATCTGCTTATATGGATTTGTTTAAATATTGGAGAAATTTTAATCCAGAAAAATCTACTAACGCATTTGCGTATTTTACTGAAATATGTAAAAGAGGTTTTGCAAAAGGTTGGAATAAATTACATCCTAGAAAATATGCAGGTACTGTTTCTATTAACGGTAGTGCTGATAGCGACGGTATTTATACAATATAAATTTTAAATGAGCATTAAAAAGGTAAAGCCTACTTCTAAGTCTGGATTTAAACAAGGGTATTATAATCCTATTAATCCAAGAAAGTACATTGGAGAGCATCCAATCATATATAGAAGTTCCTGGGAGCGAAAGTTTTGCCATTGGTGTGATCATAATGAAGAAGTAATAAAATGGGCATCTGAACCATTTTCGGTAAAATATTTTAATATGCTGGATAAAAAGTTTCATAACTATTATCCAGACTTTTATATGAAAATGGATAAAGGTGGAATAATGGAAGAATTTGTAGTAGAGATAAAACCAAAGGCCCAGTTACAAAAACCAAAAGCTCCAAAAAGAAAAACCGCAAAGGCATTAAAAAACTTCCAACATGGATATGAAACATATGTTAGGAACCTTTGTAAAACCGAAGCATTAAATAAAATGGCTAAACTAAGAAATTTTAAAGTAATGCTTTTAACAGAAGACTCAAAATTATTCTAATGGCAATAGTAGGATCCTTTCAAGAAGACTTAGATATTTACCTTGCAGATTATAAAGGTAGATCTGGTGCATCAAAGCAATCAGATAAAGATCTCAAAAAAATTGGTAATAAAGCAAAAGGTATATTGGATAATGGTAAAATGTATTCATTTGAATATTTTACTCCAGATGAAACTTTTTATGATACTTACCCTTTAGTGTTAGGTTTAGGAAAAAGTGATAATGATCATCAGTTAGGTATAAATTTACATTACATTCCGTATGATGCTAGATTACCTTTTTTATCTGATGTATTTAAATCATTTAAAAGTACCATAAGTTCTGCAATAAATAAGTCACCAGGTAATCCTGATGCACAGCCTAGATTAAGTGAATTTACTTATGACAATTTAAAAAAATCATTAGGTAGAAAATATAATGTTACTTATGCTATTAGGCAATATAGATTAGATAGAATAAGAAAACCGAGAATGTTAGGTTATGAAGATTGGTATATAGGTGCTGTTAACAATCAAAACCATTTCTTTGGAGGAAACATTAACGAGGCACAAGCATTATATTACAAGAATATATAAACAATAAAAGATAGAACAATATGGCAGGTTTTACTGATAGAAGAGGACCCTTAAGTACAGGCAATCCAGTAAGGAAGATATTAAAAGATCTTTCTAATTTAGGTATGGCTTACGATGATATGATCATTCGTAATTCCCGTGCAGTAGGGTTTACAGAAAATCAAATGGGTTATACATTTAATCCAATGGGTTCTGATGCTGATGATATGTATAGCGCATTTGCTGCATTATCATTAACAGATACTACAATGAAAAAGAATATCTCTATATTTGATAGAGATTATGAAAGAAAGAGAGATCAACTTAGAGAATACGCAGTACAAGATGAAATAGAAGATATCTTAGATGTAATTACAGATGAAGCTATTGTATTTGATGAATCTAACTTTATGGCCTATTCACATTTTAATGGCCACATTGCAAGTTCTATTGAAGATGAAATTGGTGATGTATATAATAACCTTTATAATTACTTCGGATTTAATGATTCAGTTCAACCATGGAACTATTTTAGGAAATGGTTAGTAGATGGATTCCTTGCTTTTGAAATAGTATATAATGATAAACAGACAGAGATTATAGGATTTAAGGAATTGGACCCTATTTCCTTAATGCCAGGTATTGATACTGACACTGGAAAGAAGCAATGGGTACAATATAAAGGACAAGGAGCAAAGGAAAGAAAGCTATGGGATTCTCAAATCATATACCTTTCATATTCACAGGTTAATTCACCGATGAGAATATCTTATGTAGAAAGATTAATAAGATCATTTAACCTTTTAAGAATTATGGAAACAACTAGAATTATCTGGGCTGTTTCAAATTCTTCATTTAAAACTCAGTTTATTATACCTGTTGGTGGTAAATCAAAAACTAGAGCAAAGCAATCGCTTGCGCAGTTAATGAATTCATATAGAGAAGTAGTAGATTTTAACCAGGAAAGTGGTGAAATTCAAACTAATGGAAAACCAATGATGCCATTTAATAAGGAATATTGGTTACCATCAAAAGACGGAGAATCACCAGAGATTAGTACAATCGGTGGCGATGGACCTGATTTAGGTGATACAGAATCTCTTAAGTATTTTGCAGATAGATTAAAATTAGCTTCTAAGATTCCTTTCTCAAGATTTGATAAAGAAGGTGGAAATACTTATGATATGGATGCTAGTGGAATGCTAAGAGATGAAATTAAATTTTCTAAATTTGTTGACCGTTTAAGATCTATATTCCAGGAAGTATTAGTTAAGCCTATGTATCTTCAAATGTGTCTTAATCATCCTGAATTAAAAAATGACGTTTCGTTTAAATCTGGTTTAGGACTTAATTTTGTTAAAGACAATGTCTTTGAAGAAATGAAAGAAATGGAATTACAAACAAAACGAGTAGATTTTATAGGTAACCTAAAAACTCAGTTAAGTACTATGACAGCAGAAATGGAGGAAATTCCATACTTCGATTTAGGATTCTTGGTTAAGAGATATGGTGGCTTTACTCGTGAAGATTTAAAGGCTAATGCTAGAGCAAAGGAAAGAGCTGATTTAGAGAAAGAGAATTACTCGGAAACAGATATTGAAAAGATCCTTTTAGGTGCTGATAAAGCAGATTTTAAACCAGAAAAGAAAGAAGGTGCAGCAGATGAGGATCCATTAGCAGACCTCTAATAAAAACTTTACAGAGATTGTAATATATAAATCAAATAACTACTAGAAAATGTCAGGAAAAAAATTATTAATTCTTGAAAGGCAAAAATCAAATTTAGATATAACGACCGGAGATGACGGTTCTGTTGTATTAGAAGGTGTATTTACCGAGTTTGATGTCAAGAACAAGAATAACCGAATTTATGAGGAGAAGGAAGTAATGCCTCACATTAATGAATTACAAGAAAAGGTTAAGACCAATAAACTTCTAGGTGAATTAGACCACCCAAAAGATTTTGATGTTAGTTTAGCTAATGTATCACATGTTGTGGAATCCTTAGATTACGATAAAGAGAAAAAGCAAGTTATTGGTAAAATAAGATTATTAAATACTTCTAAAGGTAAAGAAGCGCAGGCTCTTATCAAAGATGGTATTCCTTTACATATTTCAAGTAGAGCTGCTGGTACAGTAGATGAAAACGGTAAAGTTAAAATTAAAAAGTTTTTTACTTATGATCTGGTTGCAGATCCTGGATTTGAGAATGCTGAACTATCTAGAGTA